TCCTGATATTGTTCTAGCTGTAGCTAATGCAGTTGCAGTAGAAGCATTACCAACTAAAGCACCTGTAACTTGGTTAAATACCACATTGTCTGAAGTTCCTACTGATTGACCAATAGCAAATGTAACACCATTTCCTGAAGCTGTTGATGTAACACCAGTTCCACCTAGTAATGATAATGTTTCGCTATCTAAATCTATTGATATGGTAGATGATCCATCAGTTATATCTAAATCTTCTAATGTTATTTGACTAGCAATATATGCCTTGATTGATTGTTGTGTTGCTAATGCAGTCGCAGAATCGCTGCTAAAATCATCTTCATCTAATATAGAAGTTACTGTAGCACCTGAACTAAAGCTAAATGATGTTATACCATTTACAGTACCAGCGTTAATATCTACAGTATTATCAGCAGTTATGCTGAATGGCATTGTTATCCAAGCGTTGTTACTACTGTTTCTTAATTTTAAAACATTTGAAGATGTATCAATCCACCATTCATAAGCATACATTGTTGATGGCTCACTAGAGCCACTATTATTTGATGATATAGCTAGTAAAGCATTGTTTAAATCTGCTCTAAAATTTGCACCTGTTTGGTTAGCTATGTTGTAATCGTGTTGTGCCATAATGTCTACCTATTATATTTTAATTTTCTAAATCTTCTATTCTTTGCTCTAATTCTTGTATTGCTTTAATTAGTATACTAATTAATTCAGTATATCTTAAACCATGCTTATATTCTCCTGTTCCTTGATTGTTTGTATCAAGAATTTCACCTTTAATATAAGGAGCAAAATCAAATGTACTTATGTTGTTATTATCTAATACAGTCTTAACTTCTTGAGCTATTAAACCATAATGTGTTCTGTTAGAATCGCCATTAGTTAATGTATATTTTCTTGGCGTGAGTTGAGATACAAAACTTAATCCTAAATCTGAGTTAGCTATATCAGATTTATCATTAGCATCAGAAGTTTGTATGGTGCTATTTGTAGCGTATATATCATCCCACCTATTACCTGTTCTTCCTAAATCATTTGAATCATCTGCTAATGGTGAAAATGAATCACTAGTACCACCCATATAAATAGTACCAGTACCAGTAAACCACATACCATGATTTGCACTTGTTGGAATACCACTTGAAAATGTCATACTATATGGATCATTTCCCATTAAAATAAAAAAGTCTTTATCAGAATCATCTGATGGACATAAAATTCTTAAAGGATCACTACCACCTGTAACACTATCTGATAGTTCAGAAAATAAACCTGCTTGACCTGTTCCTGATATGCCTTTTGCATTGTATTTACCTGTTGTTGTTATAGATGTAGCAACAACATTACCTGATGTATCAACAGTAAAGTTTCCTGAGCCTATATTTATACTACCACCAGTAATACTTCCTAAGTCTGCTGATATAGATGACAAATTACTTACATTCATCTCAGATGCAGTTATTGTACTAGCAGCTATTTCACTTGCTGTAATAGTATTAGATGCTATATTCGCAGCAAGTATTGTAGATGCAGCTATTTCTGAAGTAGTGATTGTACCTGCAACTATTTCTGTGGCTGTTACTGCGTTTGCAGCAATACTATCTTGATTTACTGCATCTGTAGCTATTAAGGCATTTGTAACAGCATCATCTATAATTTTTGCTGTAGTTACTGCATCATCTGCTATCTTGCCACTTGTTATCGATCCATCTTTAATATCTGTAGCTACTGTAGGTTCATCTGTAACTGTAAATGTTAATGTGGCTGGTGAAGATTCACTACCCAAAGGATTTAGAGATGAAACACTTGCAACATAGTTTGTTCCTTTTGGTATGAACATAAGATCAACATTCTCAACATCTACTATCTTGTTTACAACTTGATTGCTTGAAGAATCTACAACATTTACTCTATATTGATAATTTGGAAAATCAGTTGGCTCGTTCCATGATAAAAAAGGTCGCCCTGTAGAACTTGCATCAGTATCAGTAAATGATAATCCTGTCGGAGCTTTTACAGCATAAGCAGATGGTAAGTTTGCAAGTTCTTCTAATGGTTCTTGTGGTGGTACTTCCCAAGTATATACATCAAAATATTCTATTAGACTTACAGATACTAAGCCATCAGATTGTAGCTCTAATGCTTCTACTCTGCATACTTTGCTACTAAATCCTAAACCAGCATAAGTAAAATCAACTATATCACCAACATTTAGTTTATACATTTCAGGAGTTCCTAAAAACTGTATAGTAGTTTGATTTCTGCTTCTAGTTAATATTGCTTTACCCATGTTATGTGCAATATAAGGATCAGAAATATATGGAAACTCTGCTTTAACTTCTAATTCTTCGCCACCATCATCAGATGTAAAATCATTAGCATCTGTAGTAGCAGAGTGTAGTACAGTTGCAGTATCTAATTCATATTTTTTATTAGCATTAAAAAATTCTACTACAACCTTATTGGCTCTTTGATCTTTGTTGCCATAATCTACAGATATACCAGCATCAGCAATTATGTGATCATCAGTAATAGAAAAAGTAGATGATCCAGTATCTTCTATTTGTAATTCATACTTACCATCAACATAAAGAAATATACCTCGCATATTTGCAAGTAATTCTTTTGCATTATCCATTACTGACTTATTGCAATCTAGATAACCATTACAATGAAATCTTTTTACTTTTAAAAGATAAGTACCAGTATTAGATGAATAATTAGCACCCAAAGTAGCATCGACATAAACTCTGTAATCTTCACTTGCATCAAAAAATTCATCTCTTCTTACATCTTTTATATTTATGCTATTTAGAATCGTAGTACCACCTGAATTTACTAATGTTATTCGTTCACCTATCTTATTTTGAAACCAATCTCTATTAGCATTAGTACCCAATACACTTACAAAGTCGTTACCATTACTACCACTCCATGTGATAGCTTGTGTTGAACCATTATGAAATGGTGGATCAACTAATGTATCAGCAGTATTAGCAGCATTAGAAAATGTAGTTGTGTTAATTTTAGCTATTGGTAAGCCTTTACCATATTCAGTATTTGTTATGTAATCTAAAAAACATAATGCAGGATTATCAGACCATTTATAGGTTGATACTGTTCCAAATGTTTGAGTTCCATCTCTAGGATCAAAAACTTTTTTACCTTTGACTTGTACTGTTAGTTGTGGCACTCCTGACCAAATACCTTCTTTATCGTAACCATAATGTGCTGCTATATAACAAACGCCATTTAGTTTATGTGCTGAAGTCCAGTTAGACATAGATGCAACTAGCATAGGATCAGCAGTTTGTGAAGCTGCTCCATGATGCAAATTAAAAACATATCTATACTTAGATGTAGGTGAAGTGCCAAATCCACCAGCACCAGCGTTTATACCTGTACCATTTTGCGAAACAGTATTTAATGAACCCGATCCTGAACTTATTTTATCTGAACCTATATAACCACCATCTCTAAATCTAGCAGAATCAGTAAGAGGATTGCCATCTAGTTCAATTGTTTTGCCTAGTATTTCTTCACATTCTCCGACTGCTAAAGCATAGACCACATATAAATCCCTAGAGTCATTTGCGTTAGTATCCATATAGATTATTTGTGTACCAACTCTACGAGTACCATATATAACTGGTAACTTGCCACCAGCAGATGTTTTGTTTGCAAGTATGTCCTGACCTTTTGCTAACATTTGTCTTGCTTGTAAAAAACCTTTTACACCAACTGCAAGAGTTATAGCTTGTATTACATAACCAATTTTTTTGAAAGTTGAAGCAGCTTTCCAAGCAGTTCCAATAGCTTTAAAGAATCCAACAATAGCATTAAAAATACCCATTACATTCCCCACCTAACATCTTCTTTAACTTGTGTAGCAAATTCCATACCTTTATCACCACTACTAAATGCTTGTTGTGATTCATCAGAAAAATGTCTACCTTTAGTTAAATTCCAGTTAGACCAATGACTTGCGACTGTCATATTCAAAATAGAAGTATCTATATTTTCTTGAATTGATACATTTCTTATTTGACCTGTAAAGTAATTTATAGCACCTACAATAGCTTCGTTAGTGTCAAAATAAGCTAAATGTATTTCAACTTCTTTATCTGTAAATGCACCTGACTGTACTAATGATCTAACCTGATCTGTAATATTTGAAAATCCTATATTTACTTCATCTACCTGTAATTGTCCTGTTTCAGCAGTTGCATCTACAGTAAGAAAAGAACCCCCAGCTTCATAAGTATTAGAATCAAAAGTAACATTAGTATAATAATCAGTAAGCCTGATAGTTGATGATAAATTAAGCTCAACCAAAAAAGCTGTTTTCGTTGCTGTTGATGATACTTGTGTTTGTAAAGCTGTTGATAAACTTCTTGGCATCAGCTAATAACCTCTCTAACATCAAATGAAATAGTATATAAACCACTAGCATCTGTTGAATACATAATTTCATTATTTTCAAGATATACAGTAAAACTTGGTTTATTTACAGTTACAGCTTCATTATCTGCTAGAGCAGCTACTAGATTGGGTGATATTAATACAGTAAGTTCACCACTTGAATTAGAATCAATATCTGATTGCACCATGTAAACTTTAGAATGATTTGCAAACTTAATTAAATCACCTGCTTTTAAAGCACCAGTTGTATTAGCAGTAAAACCATCTAATGCTATTGAAGCATCAGCAGCAGTATGTGATCCATTAACTAATATATCAGTTTCACCTTTTGATGCACCTAAATTATCTAATGGTGCTTGTATTGTAAAATCTTCAAAAGAACCCTTTTGCTTTTGTAGAAATGCAAATATCTCCATAGCCTTTTCTTGTTGCATAGGTGGCATAGAAGCTGTAAATGAAAAGTATTGTGAGCCTATTTGTCTGACTTGTTTTTTACCTGATAGTGTTTGATTTAATAGAGTTGGTCTATTGTCTTGAAAGTTTAAAGCTCTAAATAATGGATTTGTTGGAAAAGCACCTGACATTATACAACTCCCATCTTACCTTGATTGTTCATAGCATTATTAATAATGCTAGTTATAAGTCCTTTTCTTGAAGCTAAGAGTTGATCAAAACCTGCTGCATCAACAGTAGAGATATTAAAATTAACTGTAGTACCCATGCCCTGACCTTTAGTATGATCTATAACAGTTTCGTTTGGATGAAGTATTGCTGGAAAGCCACCTTTACCATCTATACCACCTGCTCTGACACCCATGCCTGTATAACCCCCACCATCACCATTAAACAAAGTATCGCCATCTGTAAGTTTATTATATTCTCTTAATGCACCTAATTTACCACCTGACAACATAGTTCTAAATGGATCAATTAATCTAGCTATAATAAGTTGTTGTATTGCAACTCTTATAAGCTGTTCAACAACAAAAGTTGCAAAATCTTTGAATGCAAGTTTACCTGTTTGTAATCCAGTCACTATGCTATCCTCAAACTTTTTCATTGAATTTACAGCAATCTGATCTAATGTCTTACCAACATCTGCTAGTTGATCTTTAAAAGCATTTATTGGATTTGTTCTATCTAGCTCATCATTAGACTTTTTTAGCAATTTTGTAAATTTATCTTGCCCATCTTGTAAATCTTCAATAGTAATTAAATAATTATTTCTTAAATTATTAGCAATTCTATTAGCTTTATCTCCATAGGAAGTAGTTTGTTTTTCTAAATTTTGCAATTCTATATTGTTAATAATTATTGATGCTGCAAGACTATTCATTTCTTGTGTAAAATCACCAAACCTTCTTGGCAGTTCTCTTATAACATTTCTGATAGTTTGCAGAATTTGATTTTCTAATTCAATAAAACTTATTTTTACATTTGTTATAAATTCTGCTGTTTCATCAGCAAACTTACCAACAGCTTCTATTGATTTTGCAACAAATTCAATTATAGTATTTTGCACAAAAACAGCTACACCATCTATTCCTTTAAAATCAGCTATTATTTTTTCAATCTTATCAGCTATTGTTTCTTGTATTTTTTCAAAAATTGGTAAAAAACTTGCAGATATATTATTAACAAACGATTTAATTTGCATTTTTATTACACCTACAGCATCATTGAAGGCTTCAACCCTTCTAATAGTTTTTGTAGATAACAACAGTCCTAATCTTTCTGCTCGATCTATAAAAGCATCCAAACCTTTATCTGCTAAATCTTCTAGTGCATTTGTAAGTAATATACCTTGTCTACCAAATAAATTTGCTAATGCTGTTGCTTTTTGAGTTTGACTTCCAAGACTACTTATTCCTATAGCTACTTCTTCTAGTAGTTGATCTGTAGATTTGAAATGACCATCGTTAGTTTCAAGCTCTACACCTAGAGCCTTAAATATATCTTTCATGGTCTTTAGACCTCTTTGTGCATCACCAACACTTCTTGCAAATTTTTCTAGTGCTTTGTTTGCACCTTCAATATTTGTACCTGATTCCCTAGCAGCTAGTTGAAATGCCTGTATAGTATCTGTTGCGATACCTGTTCTTGTAGCAGTTTTACCAATAGCATCAATAAAATCAAAAGAATTTTTAACTACAAGTCCAAAAGCAGTTGCCAGTCCACCAATAGCTAAACCCAAACCTGCTATACCCTTAATCGCAGTGCCACTAGCACTAGATATACTATTCAAACCACCTTTAACTTTATCAAATGCAGCTTTAGTTTTATTTACAGCAGTTAATTCAAACTTTATCTTTTTATTTGCCATTCCTTTGCCTTTCTTCTAATAATTCAAAGTATGCTATCCAACCTTGATATTCTTGGATGCTAATTTTTTGCAACTCTTGTAAAGTTTTGCCTAGTTTTTCTGCTAGTGCATATTGCGAATATAAATTAACATCCTCTATTAGTTTTTTTTAACATCCTCAATAGGCTCTTGCCCCATAATTTGAGTTGCTACTCTTACTAATACTTCTTGATCTACATTGTTTAATAAAGAACCTTTATCATCTAATGTAAATAATTTATCTCCATTTTCATCAAGTGCTTTGTAGATTAGAACATAAGCCATCATCGTAAGATCATCATTCTTACTCATTTTATAAAGTTTAGAAGTTTCACTTAGCGTTAATGGCTTACTGTAAATTTCTC